AACAGAACGATAAATGAAGTAGGTCGTAAATTTGTCACAAAAGTTACAAAAGAGACAAGGGAAGATTACAATATTACCGCTTCAAATCTAAAAAAAGCAATGAAGGTAGTCAAATCATCACTAGAAACACTTGACTTCAATATAAAAGTCGAAAGTGAACTTAAAAGTGTTGGCGTGAATTTTGGAGCTAGAAAGCTAAAGAAAAAAGGACATACAAGCTTTAAAATCAAAAAGAAAGCAGGTACAAAACCATTACAAAACTCATTTTTTGCAAAAAATGGGAAAGTTGTTTTATTTAGAGTTAAAGGCACTCAAGAGGTTCATGTCCTTAAGACATTATCAATTCCTCAAATGTTTAAAGATAAAACTATCAGTAATGCACAGGAACAAGCAAAAAGCGAATTTACCTCTAAACTTAAACATAACTTAGAGTTTTATTCAGGAATGAAGCAAAAATAAGGCTGAAATTATGTGTAGAAATAGTATAGAAAGAAAAAAAACCAACTACTAATTTAGCCCATGGCGATGGTAGGTTTAAAACAATAGGCAAGATTACTATAAGGATTCTTTACTATGCAGGATTGGAAATTTAAAAAAGTGCCATAAAGTCCTAAATTGTGGGATTTTAAAAGATACTAGTAAAGAAAAATATAGTGAGGGTACTAGCGACCGTGAAAGTTTTTTAGATACAAAATTCTCAAACTTACTTAACTTTTTTTTGCTTAGTTAACTTTTTTGAATTTAAAGTCCGAAGGTATGGGATTTCTTAGTTAACTTCTTAGTTAACTTTTTAGTTAACTTTTTTTGCTTAGTTAACTTTTTTTGGAGTAAAAATATGATTGATACAAAATATATAAAACAAAAAGAACTAGCGGATATAAATGGTGTAAAATCTTCATATATATCACAGCTTGTCAAGCAAGGTATTTTTAGAAAGTGTTTTAAGGGTAAAAAACTTTTAAGAGATTGTGCATTAAGTGCATATATAAACGCTAAAGACCCATCTCGAGATTCGCAAAGAGAACATCATCGCCTTTCACGACTAAATATAAATCAATATACAGACAAGGAGATAAAAGAAAATATAAATCAATATACAGACAAGGAGATAAAAGAGAGTGATTTATTTACTAGTAGCAACATAGAAGAGCTTGATGAATATTTAAAAGATGCTAAAAATGCAAATAGTAGAGTCCAAATAATAAAAGATTATTGGATAGGGAAACTAAATGAACAAAAGTATCTTGAAAATGATAAAAAATTGATACCTCGTGATGTAATAGTGAAAGATATACAAAGAATTTTAAAAGCATTTAGAGATAAAACTCTCGCACTTCCTACAAAAATGACTAGTGCATTAGTAAGCCAAAACGATAAAAAGATTATTGCTAAGATTATAGAGGATTTTATCTATGAGTTACTTGAGGAGCTTAGTAGTTTGGAAGACGAAGAAGCTTTGATTGATAGTATCTGATATTGTAAAGGTGGTTAAGCCACCAAAAAAATTAACTGTTAGCCAATGGAGCGATGAGTATAGGCAACTCTCCAGTGAAGCTAGTAGTGAAAGTGGGAAATGGCGTACAAGTAGAGCAGAATATCAAAGAGGGATTATGGAAGCCTTTAGTGACCCAACCATCGAAACAGTTGTGTGGATGAGTTCTGCACAAGTTGGAAAAACAGAGATTTTGTTGAATATTATAGGTTATTTTGTTGACCAAGACCCATCCCCAATATTATTATTACAGCCAACCTTGGAGATGGCACAAGCTTTTTCTAAGGATAGATTAGCCCCAATGATACGAGATACGAAACAGATAACAGATAAGGTAAAAGAGTCGAAGTCAAAAGACAGTGGAAATACAATACTTCATAAGACTTTCATGGGTGGTCATATTACAATGGCTGGAGCGAATTCCCCTAGTTCTCTTGCGAGTCGTCCTGTGCGAGTCGTCCTGTGCGATGAGGTAGATAGATATCCTGCTAGTGCTGGTACAGAGGGAGACCCTGTAAATCTAGCATTTAAAAGAACCACAACCTTTTGGAATAGAAAAAAAATGATAACCTCTACTCCTACAATAAAAGGAGCTAGTAGGATAGAAAGAGCGTATGAAGAGAGCGATATGCGAAAATTTTATGTTCCGTGTCCTGCTTGTGAGCATGAACAAATATTGGAGTGGGAGAATGTAGTATGGGAAACAAATAGACCTGAAACGGCTACTTATCATTGCTCTAAATGTGGTAGTGGTTGGAGTGATGGAGTTAGACATAATGCAATTAAAGAGGGGCGTTGGATAGCTCAAAATCAGAAAAAAGGAGTAGCTGGTTTTTGGATAAATGAAATTTACAGCCCTTGGGTAGAGTTAGGAACAATGGCTAAAAATTTCTTGGAAGCGAAAAAGAGTCAAGAGATGCTCAAAGCTTTTATAAATACCTCTCTTGCTCAAACTTGGGAGGAAGAGCAAGGGGAAAAGATAGAAGAGAGGGGGCTTATAGATAGAAGAGAGGATTACAAGTTAATCCCAAAAGATGGGCTTATATTAACTTGTGGAGTAGATATACAAGACAATAGGATAGAGGGAGAGATAAAAGCGTGGGGTGTTGGAGACGAGAGCTGGGGGATTAAGTCTTTTAGAATAGAGGGAAGCCCTGCAATACATACTGTTTGGAAAGAGCTAGACGATATCTTAATGTCTAGTTATGAGCGTGACGATGGGGTTACATTAAAGGTTGCGTGTACTTGTATTGATAGTGGTGGACATTTTACAGATGAGGTTTATAAGTTTTGTAAAAAAAGAGAATTTAGAAGAGTTTTTGCAATAAAAGGGTCGAGTGTCGCTGGGAAACCCATCACATCACGACCTAGTACTTCCAATAAGTTGGGTGTTAAGTTGTTTATAGTAGGGACAGATACAGCTAAAGAGTTGCTATTTACTAGATTAAAGATTGATGAGTTTGGTGAGGGATATATGCACTTTAACAAGAGCTTTGATGAGGAGTATTTTAAACAATTAACCGCTGAAAAGATAGTGACAAGTTTCACTAAAGGGTTTGCTGTGAGGAGTTGGAAAAAAATACGAGCTAGAAATGAAGCTCTTGACTATACTGTTTATAATCTTTCTGCTTTGAGTATATTGAACCCTAATTATAAAGCAATAAAAGAAAATTTGGATAAGCAACAAGCTATAAAACAAGATGTGCAAGAAGAGACAAAAAAGACTAAATTATCAATAAAAAAATCTATAAAAAATGGAGGATGGGTTAATGGGTGGAGTCGATAAAAAAGTTAAAAAGCGTGTTGGAAGACCTAGCAGTGACAATCCTAAAATAAGAGTTGATATAAGATTTCAAACTTCAGTAATAATGGATATAGAGCTAATATCTGAGTATTTAGGGGTGACACCTAGCTCTTTTTTGCAAACTATTGCAGAATGTGAATGTGAAAAATATAAAAAATTATTTAAACTTTAATTTTTGTCCCTTTTAAATTACCTATCTTTTGTAGTAAAATCAAACACTTAAAAAGTATAAAGGGGGGCAACACATGACAATTGATGAAAAAATAAAGTCTTACGAAGAGCGAGTTGAAAAAATCGAAGCTGTTTTGGCTGGTGTTGCTGACCATAATATACAAAAATATATCATCAATGGAAGGGAAATAAATCGTTATACGGTGTCTGAACTTATAAATCTTGTTTCTTACTTCAATGATAAGATTTTAAATCTTAAAGCTCAAAAAAGTGGTCGAAAGATAATCACAAGGTTTAGATTTTGAAAATTTTCGGACTTGAGATTAAAAGAGCTAAAAAAGAGACTCAAGCTCGAAACTATCATGCAGGGGTAGGAAGTGGTGTTTATGGTAATTGGATAGCTACAAACACAACAGCTGATGTTGACATAAGAAGAGACCTAAAAACCATAAGGGCTAGAAGTAGGCAACTTATGCGTGACGATGATTATGCTAAAAAATTTAAACGACTATTGAAAACAAATGTAATTGGCAATGTTGGCATAAGGCTACAATCAAAATCTAAAAAAACTGATGGTAGTTTGGATAAAAAAGCAAATGAGATTATCGAAACAGCCTTTAAGCAATGGTCAAAAAAAGGCACTTGTGATGTAAGTGGCAAATACTCTTTTAGGGAGATTCAAAGAGTTGTTTTGGGTCAAATTGCCACCGATGGAGAGGTTATTATCCGAAAAGTAAAGGGCTTTAATAATAAGTTTGGATTCTCTTTACAACTGCTTGAAGCTGACCATTTGGACGAAAATTTTAACGACTCTAGTCGCAACATAGAGATGGGAATCGAATTTGATAAATGGGGTAAGCCTATCGCTTATCATCTTTTTAAAACTCACCCTGGGCGATTGAGCAACTCTACATTTGAGCGTGAGCGAATAAGTGCTGATGAGATTATTCATTTATATCTTCATGAACGAGTAAGTGCTAATAGAGGGATTCCGTGGATGCACACGGCTATGAACAGACTCAAAATGCTAAACGGATATGAAGAAGCTGAACTTATAGGTGCTAGAATCGGAGCTACAAAAGGTGGATTTTATACTTATAGCGATGGAAGCGGTGAATACACTGGAGACAATACCGATGATAATGGAAATATAGTAAATGAGATAGAACCAGGGCAGTTTGAATTACTGCCAAGAGGTGTTGATTTTAAACCTTATGACCCACAACATCCCACTACTGCGTATAAAGATTTTTTAAAGGCTGTTTTAAGAGGTATTTCCGCTGGACTTGATGTTTCTTATAACTCTCTTGCGAATGATTTGGAAAGTGTGAATTATAGCTCTTTAAGAGCTGGAACAATTGAAGAGAGGGAAGTTTGGAAGGAGCTTCAATCTTGGTTAATGGAGAATATGCTCGATGATATATTTGCTGATTGGCTTGAAATGTCTTTACTTATGAATGCTGTAAAACTTCCTTTTAGCTCTTTTGATAGGTTAAATAACCCTTATTGGTTGGCTAGAGGTTATACATGGGTTGACCCTCTAAAGGATATGCAATCAAATGTTTTAGCAAACAAAGAGGGGCTTAAAACACATACTCAAATTGCCAATGAATTGGGTATGGATTTGGAAGAGCTTTATGAACAATTAGAAAAAGAGAAGGAGTTAAGAAAGCAATATGGAATTACAACTATGGGTGAAGCTGAAATAATGAATTTGATAGGGAGTAGTAGCTATGACGAAGAGTGATAAAAGATTTAGAGAGTTTAGCGTTGGTGAAACAAATGATGAAAATAGAACTGTTGAACTCTCTTTTAGTTCTGAATTGCCTTATAGGAGATGGTGGGGTATAGAGATACTATCACATGAAGATGGTGCTATTGATTTGAGTAGGTTAAATAATTCTGCACCAGTGCTATTTAACCACGATAGAGATGTTTCAATAGGTGTTGTCGAGTCTGTAACGATAGAAGACAAAAGAGGTAAGGCAGTTGTTCGTTTTAGCAAAAATGCAAAAGCAAATGAGATTTTTGAAGATATCAAAGATGGTATCTTGACAAAAATTTCGGTGGGCTACTCCACCATTGAAGAAAAAGTAATAGAGACAAAAGATGATATTGATACATGGCTGATAACTAAATGGATGCCGTTTGAAATATCTGTGGTGACCATTCCTGCTGATGATACGGTAGGAATAGGTAGAAGCGATGAAAGCATTAACAAAAAAATAAAAACAAAGGATGAAAAAGTGAGTGATGAGCAAAAAATGAATGAAGAGCAAAGAGTGAGGGAGATTAGTGCAATGGCACTAAAGTATAAACTCAATGAAGAGGGCGAAAAAGCTATCTTAGAGAAAAGGAGCGTTGAAGATTTTAAAGATATCGTATTGAATAAAATAAAAATACCTTTGACTAATTTTGACAATAGAAACAATGATTTCATGAGCGATAATGAGGTAAAAGAGTACTCTTTTTCAAGAGCATTAAAAGCAAGTATAACAGGTGATTGGGATAAAGCAGGATACGAGAGAGAAGTATCAAGGGAAATCGAAAATCAAACAAAAAAAGACAGTAGAGGTTTTTATGTTCCTCATCAAATTTTAAGGAGAGATTTAAGTACAACAAATACAAATGGATTGATTGGAACTACTCATCTTGGTGGAAGTTTTATTGATATATTAAGAAACAAAATGATTATCTCTAAACTTGGTGGTACTGTTTTAACTGGCTTATTTGGAAATGTCGCTATTCCTAAGCAAACTAGCAGTGGGACAGCGTATTGGATTGCTGAAGGTGAAGATGTAAAAGATAGTGAATTTAAAATTGAAATGATAAGTTTAACACCTAAAACGATAGCTTGTGCAACTGCATATACTAGACAGATGTTATTGCAGTCTAACCCTAGTATTGAAGCGTTAGTGATGAAGGATTTGGCTTTAAATATCGCTCTAGGAGCTGATAAAGCAATTATTGCTGGAGATGGTAAAAATGGACAACCTCTTGGTATATTAAATATGAGTAGAATAGGTAATATCGATTGTAGTAGTGGGGTTAATTGGAGTAAAGTTGTTGAATTTGAAACAAAAATAGCTGAAGTAGATGCAGATGTTGAGACAATGCACTATGTTTCAGGTGCTGGAGTAACAGGAAAGTTAAAATCTACACCAAAAACCGAATATGGAAATACCTTTCTACTTGATAATGGAAATGTTAATGGTTATGGTCACCGTAGAACAAATCAAGTTCCTACGAATGCAATGCTTTTTGGTGACTTCAGCCAAATCGTAAGTGGACTTTGGGGTGGACTTGACATTATGATAGACCCTTATACTAAAGCTAGTAGTGGTGCAACTGTAATAAGAGCATTTCAATCAATGGATGTTGCTTTAAGACACAATGAATCTTTTTGTATTTCTAAAAATATAGAGTAAAAAAATGCTTACAGATATGATAACTAAAGACCTAAATAACTCTTTTGATGAGTTTGCAATACAAATCGAACATCTTTATAAA